TATCCTTGATCCAACAATCGTCACAGACTGCTTTTGCCTTATTAACTGTATCTATATCCGTGTACAACGTTGGAAAGAAAAGATTTATATCTTCCTCTATGCAAAGCTGTGTTCCATCGAAGGGACTAGATTTGCTGACCAAAAGATCCGTACTCTTCAAACCGCCCACCCTCCCAATCCCAAAGTAGATCGCTAGTAGCTGGGCCAGAGTTACGGCTAGCTACAATACGAAGTTCTCTAGATGAATCATCTTCCTCGTCTTGCTTTTGTAGACCCAAGATAACATCTGAGTCCTGGAAGAATGAGGATGAGTAACCGATAGAGTCGGCACTTACTTGGCGCCTCTTCATCTTCCAAAGAAGTACCTGGGTAGAGATAACGATTGGAATCTCTTGTCGTTGTGCCAAACGCTTTAGGTTACGAGTGATGCTGGTAAGGGCCTGAGGCGTATTTGATTCGCCACTGGCCTCATCTACCATAAGATAGACACCATCCACAAAAACAATGTCTGGACGAATCTTTTCAATCTTTGCCTGTAGGCCAGACACAGTCATAGCTGAAGAGGAGTCTGTTAGGTAGAACTTTTGCATGGACTCCATACGCTGTAGGGCATCCTTGTATCGGCGCTCCTCATCTAGCGTAAGCTTTCCACGAGTTAAACGTGAGTGTGCGATATTGGCACGCATAGCATCATGACGATGTTGCTGCTCAATGTTGGTCATCTCAAATGACTGGAACATTGGAACGTGACCGTCCTCATGAACGTTAACAGCAATCTGCATAGCCAAAACTGATTTACCTGTCTTAGGTGGTGCGATGATAGTAATTAGCTGACCGGGTTGTAAACCGGCGGTAGCCTCATCAATAGTTCTAAATCCTGTACGGTATCCAAGTAACCCACCATCACGAGTCTTGATAGATAGATACTCATCAAAGCGCTTCTCTGGGTTATCAGTAAGATCAACATCGGAACTTTGAGTAACTGTTTCATCAAAGATGGTAGCAACGCCCTGGCTCATCTCAGCGATAGCTTTATTATGATCGCCGGCAGCAATGGCGTCTGCAGCGTTCTGAACTACCTCAATAGCCTTATGACGTTTTCTATATTCAATCAGTTGGTCTACCAAATACTCAAGCGAATCCTCTACGGCAAGTAGACGATACGTTGGGAAGTTATCTTTAACGGTTACTGCAGTGGGTACTTCTTCATACCTAGTCCAATGCTGGCGGATAAACTTCCACACAGCTCGGTTCTCTGCAACAAAGAACCAATCATCTTCTATACCAGCTTCCATAGCTGGAATGATCTCTCTAGCATAGATTACTTTAGAGATCAGCCTCTCTTCATTATCTGCCGCCATTTGCTTGCCCCAAATCCATATACCAGTGCCCATAACGCAAACCACGTTCGGGTATATCAATTACATGCCTTACTTCTGGCCGATAAGGTAGTTCAGCCACAAGGTCTGCCACGACGTTATATGCCTTGGCATAATTAAACGGATTAGTTCCTAGGTTATCTAGGTCCTCAAGTACCTCGTCCATCTCCTGCTGTGTATGTTCAAAACCTACTAGCTCTAGAGAGTATTCAAAAGTATCCTTGAATCTCCAAAAGGTAGCTAGAGCTAGCCTGTTGTAAGTTACTTCTTCTTCGGGTATCGTTATTCCAAAAACCTTTTTAAGGGATGGACGTCGATCTATAATGCAGTCAAGAGTAACTAAGACTCTCATGGGAACTTCGTTAGAGATATCGCCCCCCTTCATTTTTTAGATTACCTCTACCCTGCCATACTTGAATAGAAACTTTCTGAAAGATTCAGGATCATTACGAGCCATGTTACCTTCTTCTGGAGAAGCGGCTCGAGAAACCTCAACCGGATAGACACCTTCGTTCTCAAGCATACGCTTTTGAACAAACTTAGTGTGCTTGCAATAACTCCTAGAAGAAAAACCTGGGCAGTCACAACGAAGTCTTGCGCTATCAAGATTGATCTGCACTTCGTGCACACCAGTATCTGAAAGGAAGATCTGTGTGGCTTGCCATTCGCTCATCGTTTTATCCATTCTTTCTACGATCCCCCCTAGGTGCTTTGACTATAACCAATCCAAAAGCTTCGTTGATGAAGCTTTCCATCGGAGCTCCGTATACGTTCCACTCCTCAATCGGTGTGTTTGAGGTAACGATTGTTGGTAACCCTCTATTGAATCTTGAACGAAGTAGTTCATCTAGAACATTGTCTGACCACTTAGTGGCCCCACGATATTCCTTGCCCACATCATCTAGGACTAGTACTCCTAAATTCAGTGTACCCGCATGACCGTAGATCCTGTCAAGTTTTGCCCTAACCTCGTCATTGGTCTTGTCATCGAAGGTAGACTTCTTCATGGTCAGCAGTCCCGGGTAATCTATAAATCCTCCTAGCGGAGAACGTACATCTCCCGGCATGGTCCTAATAAGCTCCTGAAGGGCCACAGAGGCCATTGTGGTCTTGCCGTGACCTGGAGACCCTAGGATGAGGAGTCCAAGGCCTGCTAGGGGGCTTCCAGGGCTTTTAACGACCCCTCCAGCCTGGACTGTACTGACCCACCTCATGACACTCTCTTTTGCGGGAGTATCTTCTAGGTCTGAGAACTCCATACCCATTGACCTGAATGGTACTCCTGAGGCAAGGATTTGGTGGCGGATACTTGGTGCCAGAGTTTCTAGCTTAATCAATTATTCTCCCCCGAGTAGTCTGAGTAACTTTTCTTGTTGTGCTAGTGCTTCTGGTGTTTCGTAATCAACTGCCTTCTTAGTAACTACACCATGCACTGTTGGGTAGAAAGCAAAGAAGCGTTGGTAGAGTGGTTTACCCACACCGGCATCTCTGAGTAGACGAGCATCTCCAAAGAACATTCGTATTGCTTTTAGAATTGCTACACGGCTAGTTCCTTCTGCAACGCTCTTGTTAATCCAACCAGCTAAGCGAACATTGTTAACTTGGCTCGGCACCCCTGGAACTTTCTGACGACAGAGATCGTAGAACTCTGCAATCAAATCTCCAGTGGTCCAATCTTCTTCTGGATAGTTAAGGCGGTTACGTGCGGCTTTCTCAACCTTTGTAAGTTTGTACTTAGCGTTTAGTCGGGTCTGGCGATCATCAATCTGACCTACTGCTCCTGGAGCCGCTTCTGCCTCCTTGGCAACTTTTGCCTTTACGCTTTCTTTGGGTTCTTCTTCTCCATCAAGATTCCAAGGCATTTCTTCTCCTTCCCGAGCTTGCTCGGGTATAGATAAAGATACGTTAGTATCTTTATCTATAGTAGTACTAGTAGTTAAATCATTAGTAGTGATATAGCTATCAATATATAGGTGCCCTGAAAACCCGTTGTCGGTAGGAATCAGCTTTAGGGCCTCTTCTGTGAACTTGAGTTGGGATACCCACTGGCCATTATTCTGCATACGGACAGAGCGGATGTACTTGGCATCCTTCAATTCGTTGATGGCAGCTTGAATGGCATCCCGGCCTTCAATCACCTCGTTGTTAGCTTTTAGTTCGTCAGCAGAAAGTACCCGGCCTTTTTCTGCATAGTGACTGAACAAAGCCTTAGCTCTTAAAGACAGCTTTGGATTTGCACTTGGTTTAATCATATTGTCCTCCTACCTCCAGTTTAGCGCCTAGGTATACGGTTTGGCAAACCACGAGCAGTTCGTGGGTTAACTCCAGTAAATAGCTGCTCAACAAGGTATGACAAAGTAAGCCCCACAAAAGTGGCAGCGAGTGTGTATGTGGTTAGGTACCTCAGCTTTGTACCGAGGTTTATACAAAAGAGTATAGAAAGTAAAAGGGAAACTAGCCCCCGCCACTTTCCTAGATTAATCAATAAGCCTTCTACGGCGGTTAATATACAAGCAGTAGCTAGACCGGAA